CATGCTGAAGCAAGAGAATATTGATTTTGAGGTTTGAGAGGTAGCCCTTGTCTATCAGTTTTTTGGTCTTAATAACCTTGTTAACAGGACCGAATAAACCCTCTAATACGAGTTGATTTGTGTTGGACCCATCCAGCGTACCAGTGAAGCCAATTCTATGCTTACAATTATGCAGTTTTTCCATAATCGTAATCAGAGACTTGGCTTTGAACTGATGAGCCTCATCTCCAATCACAACATCATACTTTTCAAAAAATGATTTTGGTAATTTGTAAATGGATTGCCAAGTAGTAATAGTTACAGGATTAGTGCTCTGCTTAGATTTGCCAGCATAAATTTTATGCACTTCTTCTCCCCAACCATAATCTTGGAAGTCTTTAGATAGCTGTTCTACAAGAGAAGTTGTTGGAGTGATAATAAGAACATTTAAATTTCTATCAATATAATATCTGACAATTGCATAGATCATCAATGACTTTCCAGATGCAGTTGGAGATAGTAGCAATTTTCTATTGTTTTTAATCGCTTCGTAAATTGCTTTGTATTGATAGTCTCTAACTTTGAATGGTATGTTTAGAGATTTAATATAATCTACAAGACCTTCTGGAGTAATATCCTGGTTGGAGTCTTTTGGTAGACCATAAAATTTATTGTCTTGATCTAGGTATGTGTACTTTCTAATGCATAACCATTCTGTTAGATAGTCATATAGCCCTACATAAATTTTTCCTTCATGAGGACTAAACAATCTAATTTTTCCATCCCACATTCTGTTTTTAAATTGTGGCATGAATTTTGCATTGGGCACATCAAATGTAAAGTATTCAGCCAACTCATATTTAATGTGTGGTTCGCACTCTACTGTTAAATATACTTCATTTTTCTTCTGGATAATAACGTCAGCCATTAAATACTTCCTTGCATAAATTTCTGCCAGTCAATGCTGTTTTTAATTTGAAAGCCTCTAGTACTAATATTACTAAGAATACTTTCTAGTAAAAATATCATCTCCTTATAATAATTTAGTTTATTTAAAGCAGACTGAATTTCTTCATCCGAATCAATATACAATTGAACATCTTGCTTGAGTATTTTTAAATCAAACGGCTTTTCTCTGTATACTTGAGCGTCTGATTTTCCAGTGTAGTACTCAAACTTTTCTCTGAGTAATCGTTTATACTCTTGCTCTTTTTTAATTTTAAACAGTCTTACATCAGAAAGCCAATTTAAATATTTGCTATGAAGTTGTGGAATTTTAATAGATTCATGATCAAGTAGGTCCTCATCCATTTTGGAATCTTGAGCCCAGTGATCTTTAATAAAGTCAATATCAATCATAGTTTCTTGTCATTAATGTTGTAGATATCGTATATAGTATACTTGAAGCTGGCATCAACTGTAAAGTACTGCACATCTGTAGATGTAGATTGGAATGTTAATCCGCCAATACTAGTTGGAAATAAATCTTTAAATACAATTTTAAATTTCTTTTTAAAGTTGGAATCTAAAATAAACAATACTCCATCACTGTAAGTTTTATCTTCCAAATCTTCTCCGGGAAGTTCTTGAATATCTCTGGATGAATATGGATGTCCTAATTTCCTAACCCAATTGTGCATAGTAATATAATTACTCATATTCTCATCAACTATGAATTGCACATTTAGGTCTTCAAAATTAATTTCATCTCCTGGATGAGGAATTGCATTATATCTTGTCGATTGAGTTGCAACTGGGAGTGATATGCCAGGTACAGTTGCAGATTGACAAAAGAAAGATACTTTTGGATATTTAATTAGCTGAAATTGAAATCCAACTCCCGTTAAAAAATTAGCTGGACATGCAGAATTGGTTATAAAATTAGCTGACATAGCTTTTTATTTTTATTTAGATAAAAAAAGAGCCCCTTTCGGGGCTCCTGAAGTATGTGAACCAGAGATCACATGAGGTTGATCACACGGGTTCTTCTGTAGTAAACGTTGTCGTTTGCCTGGAGGGCACCGGAACGCTGGGTTAGACCACCTGCGAATGGGTTTGCAACCATGCCGTAGCGGGTCTTGAAGCCAATCTTAGGCTGGAAGGTGTCCTGACCGATAGAACGAACCATCTGGAGAGGAACGTATGGGCAGTAGAAGAGACCTGCATCGTATGCATTGGTGCCCTTATAACCCATTACGTAGTAATGATCGTTAGAGATGTTTGCTGAATAAGGATCAACATACACCTTGATACGGCCATTGATTGTACCAGCAAGAGTTGATACGGTGTCGTCTGGGGTATCGTTAGGATTGAGTAGTGGAGTGTAATCCATTACCTTAGCAGCAGCTAGAGCACTTGCAACGTCTGCTGAACAGACGATGAAGTTACCCTTTCCACGACGAGTTTCATGACCGATTGCGTTTGCATCACGCTCGATCTGGAAGAGTAGACCCTTGAACTTCTCAACTGACCAACGACCGTTGGAGTCAACGTCGAGGTCGAAAGTACCAGCGTTAGCTACGTTGTTCTGAGCACCAGGCTTAGCGGTTACGTAGATGGTACGTACAACTTCACGGTTGATTTCAGTTAGAATCTCTGAGCTTAGAATGTTAGCAAGCTCAGTCTCAGCATCAAGACCATGGATAGCTTTGAGGTCTTGTGCGAGTTCTAGGGTGTACTCAGCCTTTAGAGCACGGCTCTTTGCTGTTACAGTTACCTTCTCGATTGAGAAGCTCATTTCACGGAACTCGGAACCAGATTCACCTAGAGCTTCAGCAGCATTGGTGTTCATACCCTGAACATAATTGTAGTCGCCAGGGGAAGCAGCATTTAGTACAGATGGGTTGGTAGCACCTTCACCAGTTGCTGCAGAATATGCACCACCAGCAGCAGAGAAACCAGAAGGAACTTCGTTGAAGAAGGTCTCGTTATCGAATACGTTTGGAGTAGCACCGTTACCGTTACGGTCAGTACCACGATGAGCACGCATTGCGAAGATTAGTCCGGTAGGACCGCTCATTGGCTGAACACCGCAAATGTCATAAGCAATTAGCTTAGGCATTGAACGGCGGATTAGGCTGATTAGAACTGGATCGAAACCAGCAACTGGACCACCAGCAGCAGCGCCACCAGAGAAACCATGTGCGCCTACACCAGCACCACCAGCGGTGAATGAGCCAGTGCTGTTTACAGCGACTTCGGAAAGAACGCCACGCTCTTCACGAAGGAATGATTCTTGGTTCTCAAGTAGAACTGCAGTTACAGCTTTACGATATCTGTCTGTAATTGGGTTTAGATCGTTATGCTCCAGGATAGGAGCCCATTTTCTTTGTAGCTGTTCTGAATTAAACATCGGGGTTAAACTCCTTGGTTGTTAAATTTATTGTTAGGAATCTATTAATATTTATAAAAATCCTAGACTATCACTGAGCCCATCTGGAAACAGCATTTACATATGCTGCCATTGGTCCTTCGTAGAAGTCTTGATTCTTTTCAACGAGGTCTTCCACATAATTAGACTGAATTCTTGGGAAATAATTTTCCTTAATGGTTTCAATCTTGCCACGGAAAGATTCTTCACTAATAAACTCAACACCTTCTGAAAGGTTGAACAGTTTTTCTTTCTGTGTATTTGCTAGACCTTCGGATACTTCTGCAATAATTCCATGTTTAATATAGGATCCGATTTCTTGGTTTAGCTCAACATTGACTTCAATCTGTTCGTTGAGTTTTTCCTCCATCTCATCTAGTCTAGCTGCCATTTCGGCAACTACATCTTGTTGCTCTTCTGGAAGATCAATATTGTTCTCCAGGAAAAGATTTGCAAGACCTTGCATTAGATTTTCAGCAATCTCGGTCTTGATGCCGTTATCAACGGAAAGCTGGTTCTCAGCAATCCACTGCTCAGCAACATAATCAAGGTGAGCGTCTACACGAGTCTCTAGGGACTCAGCAATCTCTTCGATTTCCTCGATTAGACGCTGTTCGTATAGTGCCTCAAACTTTTGAACTTCTTCAACAACTTTAGCCTTTACTGCTGCTTCAAAGATGGTTGCAGCTTTTTGCATAAAGTGCTCGGAGAGTTCTTCTCCGTAGAAGAGAGCATTGAGATCGTCGGTGATATCGACTTCAATCTCTTCTGCCTTCATTTCTGTTTTTTTAGAAGACTTTTTCTTATCTTCCTTTTCATTATTATATTCATCATCGCAACTTTCTGCTTCAGAAAGAATATCTTCATCATCAAAATCTTCAATCTCTTCTTCTTCTCTCATTCCTGACTGGCCAGGAGCTGAGCCTTGAAGGCGAGCCATTCCATCTGGTGACTTTGCACCAGCATTTACTTTAGAAGATGACTTTCTCATTCTGGAAGAAGCCTTCTTGCCAATCTCATCACCTTCTGGCTTGGTTGTTGAAGAACCACCAAGTTCCTCTGGTGATGCACCCTGTCCAGGAGTGCTGTGCTGTAATCTCTCCATACGGTCTCCTGGTTTAGCGTGAGCAGTGACAACGTTTCCTTCTTCTAGAAATTCGTCAAATTCTGTATTTAATACATTGGACATCGAAAAAACCCTCTAGAAATATGTGATATTTTCTACTATTATTTATGAAATTTTGATATTACGAAGAAAACTTTCAAAAACTTGTAGTTTTCTTTCGGTTAGACTGCGTGAAGATGCATTATTAATTGCTCGTTTATAGCTATTAATTACTTTCTCTTCTAGCATTCCATTGTTCCAAATCCATTCTCTTCCTTCCATAATGCCTTGAACAAAGGCATCTGGGGCTGAGGGATCTGCAACAATGTCTGCAGCGGTAGACAACATAAAGTCGTCTTTAACTACATTTACTCCATTCCTTTCTTCAATAGAACCAATGCCCCTTGAAGAAACTCCGAGTGTAACGCCAGACTCAAGAAGAGACTTAGCGATTTTTCCCATTGGAGTTTCTAGAATTTGAGCCTTACCAATAAAATTAGTTCCCTCTGCACAGAGAGAAACAATCTTATGAGATACTCTATCTAGGTTAATTGTTGGGCTATCTGGATGGCCTAGTTCACCTAAAGCACGACCTTTCGCAACGTAGTTCTCATTGTATGCACCAACTTCTCTATTAAGAGTTTCCATTGGATACATACGGCCATTGCGGTTTTTTAATTCCGCTTGAAGAAATACTCCTTCAATATATAGGTTTTTTTTACCACCTCTTTCCTCAGTGATAACTCTGATATCTTCGATAGTTTCTGTGATTAGTTTCATTGTTCGTACTCGTCTTCTGGTACTTGGTCGTCGTCCTCATCGTCATATTCGGCTACATCATCACCCTCTTCATAATAATCATCTTCATCTTCATAGTTTCCTGATGCAAACATGTTTTGAGCAAGTTCAACTCTTCGCATTCCAATTTTTTCGGAAGCTACTCCATATAGAGCATCATAAATTTTTTCATTTGCATTTAGATTGTTTCTAGAAATAATACTATCAACAATTTCTTGTGACAAAGACATAAAAACCTCAATAATGTATAAAAATTACAATAACTATTTATTAAAATTTACCTTTTCCGTAATCTGATGGAGAGATATAATTTTTAAATTCTGCGTCTAATCCTCCTCCTGTAGGACCAGCTTCTCCACTTGCTGCTTGATCTTGTGGCATTGGTTGTTCTTGACCTGGAGGTAAAGCACCCGCATCCATTCCTTGTTGATCCATCATCATTGCATTAGGATCTTGAATAATACCAAGTTCTTTTTCCTTTTCAATCTGCATATCAATCTCTTCGATTTCATCATCAGTTTGCTTAAGAATTTGTCTGCGGACATATTCGACTGAGAAATACTTACCAAGATATGGCTCTACTTGATTGACAATATTGAGGCGATCATTGAGAAGTTCAGAATTTTTTAGCTCAGTAAAGTGATTATCAAAAATGTAATCATACTGAATAAACTCTTTCATCTCCTCCCAGTCATCTGTAGTGATAACTCCTTTTAGAATTAATTGAGTTCTAAGAAGATCATGGAATAGCTCACTAAAACGCTTACGAAGTCTTCCAACAAACTTGGCAAACTTAAGTTCATCTCGGGTGATCTCATTAGTTCTACCAATTGTAAATGAACTCTCTTGCTCTAGTCTTGAGAGTGGAATATTGAGAGACTTGTATAGTTTCTTCTGGAAGTACTTAACGTCTTCTAGTTCTCCAAGATTCTGTCCGCCAGGGAGTGTAGTAATTTCTGTACCACGTCCACCTTCACGACGAGGTAGCCAGAAATCCTCAAGCATACTCATATGCTTACGGTCATCACGAATTTCACCAGTTGCAGAATCGTATACCACTTTATTTCTGTACCTTCCCATAACTTCTCGGAGGTACTGTTCTGCTTTAATTTTAGGTAGATTGCCTACATCAATGTAAAAAATTCTACGTTCTGGTGCACGAGACAATCTGTAGATAACCAGAGAGTCTTCGATCATTCTTAGCTGGTTTACCGACTTGATAGCCTTATACAAATAGCTAAGAACCATATTTCTATTATGATCAAACAGTCCAGATGTTACATAAGTAACTGCATCGTTTGAAATTTTAATTCCGTTGGCGTCTGAACCTTTATATCCTCTTGGGAAATAAATGTAATATTCAATAAACTCACCATAGTCATACTTCTGACCTTCCATGGTGGTTAAAGAATCTACATTCTTCTGCCTTTTAATTTCTCTAACTCTTTTAATTTTTAGCGAATCAATATACCTAAGTTCTTTGATACCTTCCTTTGGCTTATCAAAGTCAATAATTTTATGGTAATATAACCTTCCGTCAATATACCAACGACGGAAAATATTATGGCACTTTTTATCAAAACTTAGTAGTCTTAGAATATTTCCAAATTCATCTTTAATTGCTTTTTTAATTTTATCGCTTGCTTCTAGTGTAGATAGTTCTACTGCTACTGGAGCATAATCTAAATCACTACTAATTGCTTCGTTGATAATATCATCAATAGCACTATCAATTTCAGGGTGTAGTGCAATTTCTCTATACTTTCTAACCAGCTCAAATTCGTTGTTGTGTTGACCAACACCGTCTAGGTCTAAGTATTGACCAAAATAGGCACCTGCAGCTACTACTGAGGTGCCATCATCATCATTAGGAGGCGCTGGTGAGAACGCCTTTGCTGGTTTCTTTCTTCTATCTTCAATTGAGAAACCAAATAATTGAGTCATAATAATCCTAAAAACTCTTTATATAGTATTTAGTATCAAACTGTATCCTTGGTAACTTCAAAGAAGTTGTACTGGAACTCTACAGTGAACTCTTCAATTTGGTCATTTGCTTCAAAAGAAAGATCAATTGAAGAAATTGCTGAAGGCCACGCATCATAAAATTTGTATGCACGAATGGTTTCCATTCCATCTGCGCCGGGTTTATTTGGATTTGTTGGAGTTTTATCTGGAGTTTGTCCATCTCTACTGAGTTGGAATACAGTCATGTCTACACAATAAGATGCTCCACCATCTGCACCATAACCTAACTGAGATACGTTTTCAGTTAGTGCATTAATTCCTCTTGACCAAGTTTCAAATGCTTTACGAACTTCAAAATTACCATCATTAATAACGGTAACTGACCATGGCTCAAAAGTTCTGTCTCCCGCAACTTTGAGCATTCTTCCACGATATGGAACTTCAATAGTACCAATGTTTGATGCTGGAATTTGAGCTGTTTTTACTAAAAATTCAGCTTGAGCAGTTAAATTTCCAGATGAAGATCCATTAACGGATTGAATATCTGCAATACTTGCAAGATCGTTAGGAAAATTTAATCTAACGAGGAATAGGTTAGGTCTTGCCCCACCTTTTTTTAAATATGATTTGAAATCTGAAATACTCTTAGCCATTGTGTTCTCCTAGATGGTTTACAAAAAATTAATTACTGAGTTAGTTCGCCAAAGGAAATGCCAGTTCTTGTAGCAATAAAGGTAATGGTAATAAAGTTAATGCTTCTCGCAGGTTTAACATAAATCTCAGCATTAAATTCATTTCTATCAATGACATCAGCAGTATTATTAGTTTCGTCACATACCACAAGGAAATCATAAATTCCTCTTCTACCTTGAACCCCTCTGAGGTAAGGCTCTACTGCAGCTTTGAATGAACTTCTAGTTACTTCATCATTAATTTCAAACAGCTGGAATTTAGAGAATCTTGCAATGTTCTTTTCAATTTCAATAAAGAGTCTGCGAACATTGATTCTATTGAAAGCACTAGGAGAAGATAGTGCAGTCTTATCTCCGAAAAGAACAATACCTTGACCTGGGAAGGAAACAATTGGGTTGATTCTATTTGTATAGAGTCTGTCTCTTTCTGATTGCTTAGGTGAGTATGCAAGCTTGGTTGCATTTCTTAGATTACCTCTGTTATAACCTGCTGGTGAGAACCAAGTTTCTGAATTAATAGTGGTATTAATGCAAAGACCTGCAACGTCAGCAGCACAAGGTACGTAGCGATAAGTGTCATTAAACTTATCATAGATGTACTTATATCCAGAGTCAAACATTGCAAATGAGCTACTTGCAATTCCACTGAAGAAATCTACGATATTTTCAGTTTTAACAGCACTAGTGGAACTGTTAATTACATCTGATCTTCTTGGGGAGATTACTGCTACGCAATCTCTTCTTGATTCTGCGATATCAATTAGCTTAGCTGCTCTATCAGCAGTGATGCTTCCTGGGATTAGAAAATCTACATCATTAAAATTCTCAGAATCTCTGAAAAGTTCATACCCACTGGTTACTGCAGCTGCGATATCAGATGCATCGGTAACAAAATCATAATCAGTTCCACCTGATAGACTGAACCCTAAGGTTGGGGAACCTGAATTTAAAATTGGTGAGAATACTTTATTTGCACTATTGGTTTCTCCGATAGTAGCATTAGTCACACCCTCAAGGCTAATTTTTGAAGTGCCAATAAAATCAATTCCAGTTGATTGTCCTGGGAATACATACTTAGATCTTTCTGCTAGTGCATTATAAAAATACATTAGTGACCCATCTAGAGTACTACCATCTTTTGCTTTTGAAACAAATAGATATTTTTCTAGAATTGTATTTGGAGTGCCAGAAACATTACCATCTTCATCAATAACCAGAATGTGCATTTCATCAAACTTACCGCCTTTAGCAGCTACTGACGCAGATGTTCCTGGCTGAGGTGCTACATCTCTCCACTTTAATCCAGATGCGTACTCAAGAGTATCATAGTAAGTATTATTTACTCCATTTGGTGCAATTTCTCCAGCTGCAACTAGAACTACAGGAGTTCCAGCATTATCTGTGATGCTATAAGTAGAAGTTCCAGTGGATGGAATTCTCTTAGTGCTATCATTTAGAATAATGTGGAGTGTATTTGCAGTGGTGTCTACTTTGTAGATCCATCCAGTGCCAAGTAGAGTTCCGCCATTTAGAATTCTAATTGCATCTCCAGCAACTACTGAAGGATCTGCTCCAGTATAAGTAATTACTTGATCTGCACCGTGATCAACTGCAACTACTTTAATTGAATTGAATAGTGATCCAGCACTTCTACCTGCAAATTTGAAAGCAGGTCCGCTATAATTATCAAAATCAAACTTACTTTTAATGATAAAATTAGATAATCCAGCATCAGATGAAGAGTTTAATACAATATTTGAGCTTGTTGGTCTTACTACAGCTGCGATGCCACCATACTGGATAATGGTTAGTGCAGCAAACCAAGACTCGAAATTTTTATCATTTGGCTTACCAAATGTTTCTACTAATTCTTTTTCACTAGTAATGAAAGTTACGGTATCTACTGGGCCAGTTTCGGCAGCAATTACAACTGCTCCAACATTTTGGTCAGATACATTAATTGTAGGAGTTAAATCAACTTCCTTAATAGATACTCCAGGTGAAGCAAACGCCATGTTTATTACCTCTATGAGATTTCTTTTCTCAAAACTATTTATTTATCTTTGTATTTTGAGGTCACTTATACTCCCACATGTACGCCATATCACCATATTCATCTACATTCCATTTATTATCTGTAGCAGAAGTCCAGTAATCTCCTTTTGTGTCTACAAATGTAGTTTCGTCATCAGTCAGGCCATCCAATATAAAACCAAATGGAGCCATATCCTGCTCAATAGCCTCTCTTTGATCTTCAAAAATTCTTTTCCTAACGTCATTTGAAGTAAGCTCCCTAAAGTAAGGTTGAGTAGATAACCAGGAGAAAATTACAAGACACATTGCAAGGTCATCATTACATCCTTCTTCTGCATTAAAGGTGTCGCTTTTTTGAATGAATGTAGTAAGCTCACTAATAATATCGTAGTCAGGAATCAATAATTTATCATCTTCAATCAATGCTTTTAGGTTAGCACAGCCATATTTTTTAACAGCTTTGGTCATCTTGACTCCTAGCTGTGCTTTGTTGGAGAACCCAGTGCCAACTAACTGTCCAGCACGACCCTTCATTGCACACATGAGCAAATTATCATATTCAAGATCAAACTGAAGAATATCTGCTACCTGCCCACCAATATCATTGACTTCAACGAGCACATTAGCATTATTGTAATTTTTACCTACAGTGTCGATAATGTTGGGAAACAATATCGGTTTGATTTCGTTGTTTTTATATTTTGCTACTAATTTATATGGAATAGTAGTTACATCAATAACAGCAAATGCAGAGTAATCATTTCCAACTCCTCGTGCAACGTCAACAGTCATTACATAGTCATGACCTTCTATTACATCTTCATATACATCCAATCCACCACTTCTTTTTAGTGGATCTTCATACACCATGGTACGAAGTTTATTTGGATTGATAAGTGTATCAACAGATCCTAGGAAGGTACATTCAAACTCCTGCTCAAACTGTCGTTGAGAAGTATTTGCAATAGTCTCTTCTTTCCACTTTTGGTCTCTGCCTGGAACATCCCACCAGTTAACTTCAAGTGGTGTATAACTGTTCTTTTTTCGTTCTGCATCATGCCAGAACTTGTAGAACATGTTCATTCCATTTGGCGTGGAAATAATAATAACTTTGGTTGTCTTACCAGATGAAATAGTCGGATATACAGAGCTAAAGAACTGCTCTGCAATATGATTCGGAATGAACGCAAATTCGTCCAGGAAGATGATGTTAAAAGAGTTACCTCGGACAGCAGACGATGAGGTGGAAGCAGCAATAATCTTAGATCCGTTCTCTAGCTCCAGCGAGCCACGGTTCCAAGAACCCACGCCCTGCTGTAGCCATTTAGGTAGATTTTCATAGGATAACTGCAATCTGGATAGAAGTTCCCTTGAGGTCTCCGCTTTGTTTGCAAGAATCGCTATTTTTACGTTTGGGTTGAAAAGAGCATAGTGAAGTAGGTAAGAAACCACAGTTGTTGACTTACCAGTTTGCCTAGGAAGCTTTGCAATATTGAATCTATGCTTGTGAAAATTATCAATTAATTTTTCCTGAAAGTCCCACATTTTAAATGGAACCAAACCTTCGTCAAGAGAAACAATTTTGATATATTTTTTAGCAAAATAAATTGGATCCTCTTGACACTTTAAATATTCCTCTAACTGTTCAGACGTAAATTGCATCTGAACGTTAGAAGGTTTTAGGTTAGGATTACCTTTATAACTAGATCTTTCACTCATAGTAATAATTATGCGTTTTTACTTCTTGGTATAAACACTGTTTTTTGTGGTACTGGTTTTTGATACTGTGGCCCTGTTGTCATTTTTCGTGCCACTTCTGCTTCATGAGGGTTATTAGTTTCATCTCCGAGTTTTCTAATCTTTGCTTGTTTTTTGCGTCGGTTGTGATCTGGATCAATTTCAAAACTTACTGAATCTGCTTCAGCCATAAACTGTGCGAATGATTTACCTTCTTTCATTGTACGGAGTCTCCTTGAATTCATTTCCCATGCCTCTGGTCCATATGAACATTGAGATTTAGTTTCTTCTTTTTCACACAGATGGCAATAGCGTACCTCTTCCTTTTCTTCTTTGACGGCTTTTTTGCCGTTTCTCCATTCTCCTTTAAGTTTTTTTTCCATCTTGAGTAAATGCTTGTAGTAATCTGGAAATTCTGCTATATGCTGAAGTGCAATATTGTAGGCTTCGTCATGCTTGGTGACATGCTCTCTTTCTACAGTAGAACCAATTTCAGCTTGTCTGATAACGTAATCTACTGAGACGCCATGCTTTTTAGCGATCTCTTTTTCTGTAGGAACTCTTTTGTGTGCCATTATCCACCTACAATCTGCACTTCAGTAATGTGTCCTGTAGCAGCGCCATTTCCATCAGGTTTTACAGAAAACTTGATTGAATTGGAAAGAGTTGCAGTTCCAGTGAATGCAGCGTATGCAGATGAATCTAGCGCAACTGTAATTGAAGTATCGGTAACTGCTGTAACTGCTAAGTGTGCAATCCCAGTATTGTATGCAGCAACGGAAGATCCAGTAAGAGTTACATAATCACCAACTGCAAAAGGATGCCCAGGAGTACCAGTATCAAGTGGAATATTCATTACAGTATTTGTTGCTCCTTTAGTGATTGAAGTAATTCTTACCTTTTTAGGAGTTGCACACTTTACAATTTCAGAATTTTCTTTTGGAATATGAAAATCATTTCCATCTACTGCAGTTGGATTGCCACCCCAAGCAACATGAATTGCGTCACTTGCATCAGCAGTGAAACGATAGATTCCACTTCTAACAATGACAGCTGCAGATTGAACAGCATTGCCACCAGTGCAAGCTACTGCAGAAATATTTTGCACAACTTTAAGTACAGACATTAAAATACTCCTATTCTTCTATATTATTTATTTTTGATTGTTTTAGAAATTTTTGAAGTTCTGCAGTAGATCCAACAAACATAGTATTATTAATAGTAGATGGACCCTTCTGAGGAACATCTCCTTCAATAGTTTTCATTTTCTTTTGGAGATCAATGAGTTTATCAGTCATATCTGACACATGTTTCATCCCCTGGAAAGCAACTTCATATGCTCTTGGGTGATCACTACTTGAAGCTACGTCTATAATTCCGTCTATAGCTTTTTGACCTTTTTGAATTAACTTGTATAGTTGATTTCTGCTATACTGATAATCGGATTCAATATGATCCAAGTCTGAATCTACTTCTACAATTTCTGTAGAGTCATCAAAATCTTTAGGGATTATATTAAAGGCATCGTCTAAATTATCGTATGTTGGCATAATTAGTTAGTCCAAATTTCATTAAATCCAAAATTGTCATCTGCTTCAACTAATAAATCATCTGCAGAATTAATTTGACCATCATCATTTAAATCTTCCAATGCTTTAGGAGTCACACTATAAGTCACATACCTATTAGCATTGATAGCAGTTCCGATATCAATATTGACTTTTTTGATAACATCAGAAGTAGTGACGGGACCGTAAATATAACTTTTGGCGGTAAATGTTAAAGTATAAATAATTGTTCTTCTTTGAGTAAAGTCTCCTTCATAATCATCTTGAATAGAAACATTATTCAATAAAATTGGAATATCTTTCTTCTCACTGGTTTCTGCTACCATGTTAATAGTAATTGAAAAGTATGGCTGGAAGAAAGGTAAAATTTGTTCTATAATTTGAACAGCATCATCATTATTTTTACTAATAATTCCGACTTCAAAATCTAAATTGTATGGAACCGGTAAGTAATGTGAATAACTTTTTTCAGTTTCACCTGATTTTGCAGTTCTGCATACTTGAGTTGGTCCAAGTTTTCTTGATGCATCATATGAAATTGACTTTAGCTCAAAAGAAATTCTTGGTAACTGAATTTGAGTTGGTCTCCTCTTATCTAAATCTGATTCTGCTTCTACTCTTGCAAGAAACTTTTCCATGGGTCCGTATGCAAGAGGAACCTTAATTGTTTGTTTAACAACTCCATCTTTATCTTTACGACGAAGTTCTATATTGTTGAACAAAGTTCCAAATCCAATAATAGTTTTACGAATAGATTCGTTATAAAAATGTGTACCTAACATTAAAAATCTCCCATATTTGAATATTCACCAAATGGATTTTTTTCAGACCAGTCAATAATTTGATCTGCCTCATCTTCAAACCATTTGTTTTCATTGAAATCATCATTATCATTTTCTATAGAACTGAACGAATAAATTGCCCATTCAGCTCCACTGGATTGTCCAATTAATAAATCATTATCAACAAACGTTCCTACTATATCTATAACCTCAATCTGTTTAGCACTAACATCATAACGTACTACTTCCGCAGTTGCACCACTAACAGAACCAACTACAGTTTCTTTATATAAATAAGTTCCTTTTGGTACTAATATTGCCTGTGCAGTTGCCCCAGTTCCTGCTCCATTGATTGCAATTCCTGGAACTGTATTGTATCCTAATCCTGGATTAGTTACATTTATAGCAACAACTTTTCCAGCAGATATAGTTGCAGAAGCAGTAGCCATAACAGTTTGTCCAACTGAACCAAACGCTACTGTAGTAGATGCAGCAATGTAATTATTTCCTTGATTTGTAACATTAATTTGTTTAATTCCATCACTAAGTTGAAATGTAATAGAATATCCTTCAGATCTTCTAATTTTATCTATTTCAGATACTCCAGTATCTAACCTTTCACTGGAGTCTTCCATAACTTCACAGACCAATTGATATGTTGCAATTTGTCCTAATTGCCTAAATGGTTTATTGTGCTCTACAAATTTAATTTGAAATAATTGATTTGTCAGTGGAAAATAAATTACATCGCCCTCATTAGGTCTTTTATTAGTAATTAAATTGTTTGAATTATCTATTAAATCTTCCCATCTTCTTTTTGAAATTATAAACGTAGCTTCTTCTGCAATTCTTACTCCAAATTTAGTTAATAATGTTCCTTCTCCCGTAAATCCTTCATAGTTTGATAGGTACATTTCAATCATATAATTTTCATCAAACTTAACTAATGTATCTTCTCCGAATAAGCGATCTGATATGTCAACTTCTCTTGGTAAATAATAAACATCAAATCCATATATTTTCAAAGACTCTATGATTAAATCTTCATAGAGTCTTTGTTCAGATGAAGTTCCGTGGGAAAAGTAAACGTTTTTCATTATCCTACCATATCAAGTGGTGGTAAGGAATAAGTTGTCATTAAACTTTCTTCCAATTTATCTATTTCTTGTGTTGCGTCATCATATAATTGACGACCATTAAATGTTACTCCACCTGGCATTTGAATTCCTTCAAATTTTGATAAATTTTGGCCCCATTGTTTTTTTATCAATGCAGTAGTATATTTTTTAAGCCAGATATCATCATACATTTTAGTGAAATCATTTGGATTCAAAGCACGATAACAATCTATTACAATAAAATCATCGACTGATTGCATACCCCAATCTAGATCTACGTATAATCTATTTTGAACTTTAGTATATCTAATATCTTTGTTTCCTTCTAACATAAAATCCAAGGTCTCAAGATATGTCAAAACCATATAATAATTCATAATATCATATGAATAAAAATTATAAAAATCATTCAAAAAAAACTGATATCTAAAACCAAACATATTATTGACAAAGGCATTAGATACTTTAAAAATACCTTGAATTCCAATGACATGATCTGGAACTGTTAGATATCCTCTACCTTCTTCAAAATTTAATGTTCTTGAATTGTCAGAATCATTTGTATCAGTTTTAGTTGTAGTAAAATTACGTTTTTTGCCGTTATCAATATCTTCTTGAGTAAGTTTGTATTTTAGATACATTCTTTCCATGCCATCAAATGCTCTATTATTAAACATCTGAATAGCATCATCAATTAGGTCTTCAATTTGATCATCGTCCACATTAATTTCAATCACTGGCTTCCCAAGTTTACGAAGACAATATTCTTTTAATTGTGTTCTACTACTTGGTTTTGCCATTATTCTGACCTTTTAGATTTGGTTGGTTCTTTTTCAATTTTTGGAGGTTCATCAAATGATCCTCCATCCGAAACACTAGCTTCTTTAGACATATTATTAATGACATTGGTGAGGTAAATTATTTTAGCCTCAAACATGATATTTTGTGATGTCAACTCAGTAATTCTTTTTTGCATCACTGATAATAAATTGCTTATTTCATCTTGATTCATAATTTATCTCCTAGTAACTTCCTCCATCAATAGTTGTGGTCCAAACTGGAACTCCAGAACTATTTACAGTTAAAATTTGATATGATGTAGTAACATCAGAACCTGTACCAGGGCTTGCCATATTTGCAGCTGCTGTTGAGGTTAAACGTTTATATGAATCAAAAAATGGAATTCCTTTATTTACGCCATCATCTAATTTGACTGTCTTAAAATATGCGCTTCCCTTTGTTCCAGAAAATACATTACTATTATTTGTAGCTTCTGGGATGTATGTAAAATAATATGTGGTCACATCCTCAGATTCTCCAGATTCATCATATCCAAAAAATCCAGTTTTCAAACTTTGATTATAGTATTTAAATTCAATACCACGATCCATATTATCGTCTGTTGCCTGGGTAAATGTAAATTCAGTTCCGCTTAAAATAGCTCCAGTAATTGCTGAACTTAATGTAATTTGAGTAGATGAATTTACTGTAATAGTAGTTCCATTTGCAATATTTGAATTTCCAGTAATTAAATCACCAGTATTTAATCCAGTAGTATTGTCTAAAGTTAAAGTTGTAGCTCCATTTGATGCATCAGCAGTAAGTACTTTATCACTAACTGAATCCCCTAATGTAATAGTTGGGTCATTTATAGTAATTGAATTTGAATTTACAGTGGTTGTAGTTCCACTAATTTTTAAATTTCCTCTTACTACAACATCTCCTCCTGATGCACCTCCCGCAGGAAATGGGTCAATAACAATAGTTTGCCCATTAGCATCTCCAGAAATAGTAGCACCCTTTATTCTAATATCACCAAAATCTACTGTAGTTGATGATGTACCTAAATTTACTGTTGTGGCTGCACCAAACGCATTAATAGTAGTTGCAGTCGCATTTAGT